GCAAGGGGAGGCGAAATCGACATTGGTGGCGCAGATGCACGCGGCGGCAACGTATTCCGCAACAATGCAGGCAATCCGTTCCAGAAAGGGCCGCAGAATGAGGTTGCGTCACCATTGGGCGAGATGTCGACCACAACGCAGCGTATTCTAGCGGTATTGTTCGGCGCGAACGGCATGTACCTGTCAAAGTCCATCGATGCGATGAACCATGCCACGCGATTTGACCTCGGCAACACAGATGCGCAAGGTGTAGCTGCTGCTCGCCCATCTAACAACTACGGCGCAGGTCTGAAGGCTGCAACGACCACATTCTTCGACCAAGCTGCACGTCGCCTACCTGATGTGCCGCTGCTGTGGAAGGGCGAGGAAAGGCAGTACCAGATGACCAGTGCTACCAGTGCAACACAGGAAGCCAAGCAGCATATCCAGGTAATCAACGGCATCCGTGACAATGCACAGGGACCACGTGGCGAGCAGAAGCGCGGCACGCAGCAGGAAGCAGGTGGCGTGGTGCAACGCTACCTGCGTGATCCATTGCTGTTGCAGGTCGCAGATGACATCCGCAAGTGGGACCGTTCTGGCGACTACGCTGACTTGAAGAAGGAGTACGGCACGCTCGCTGCTGAGAGGCGCGCTGTTGACGCCAACTACATGATGGACAAGAAGACACGGAAAACAAAAAGCCAGACACTGATTGATCGCATGCAAGAGAACATGGATCAGCAGCGCCTGGCTATCATGTACAAGGAAGATGATATCAAAGAGCGGTTCGGTCCGCTGCTTCAGCCTATGTTGCGTGACCGCACTATTACGATGCAGTCTCTTGATCAGGTGATGCGGGAGTCGATTGACGCGAATGCGCCAAATCGTACGCGCTGACAATCTCGGCACAGATGAAGTTTGACCACACTTGCGCGGTACGCTGCATCTGTGTTTCCTCAGCCTGACCGGCGACAGACCAAGGAGCAGTGTCTGTGACAGTGATCTCCTTGGGCTCGTCACAGCAGCAGCACACATACCACTTCACGCGGAACTCATCTGACGCAACGTCATAACTCTCCGTGTATTCGAGTACACGCAGATGATTTTCGTCCAGCCAATGGATGACCTTGTCGAACGTCATCGCTACGGCAGGAGGCGCATCCACACACTGATGGACGTTGGCAGCCATGTTGGCAGTCGGCTTAGGCAGCAGTATCATTGGTCATCTCCTGTTGCTGGGATGGGGCTGCGTGCTTCGAGCTTGCTGATCTTCTGTAGTGCTTCCCACAGCGCACTCTCTGCTTTCTGTGCACGTATGACTGCCTCAGATAGTGCAGTGGTGGTGTCCATAGGAGCAGTCACACCGTTCACCTCTGCACCTGTCAGCGTGTAGCCTACGAGGTCCAGGTGACTGTCGTAGTGATCAGGTGTTTCGCATAGACGTGCCTCCTTCATGAGACGCATCATCGGTGAGATGTGTGAAGCATGCAGGTGTATCTCAGTCGAAAGCAGTGTGCCTTCTTCAAGCACCTCAACACATGCACGCGGCAGGATCACCCAATCCTTCGCCTTGAACCACGCCTGCCACAGTAGCGCGATCCTACCGAAGTTGCTCTCTGGCTTGCCATAGCTGCCACGGCGTGCACCGTTGACAATGTTCTCAGCAGCCTGTGTAAGATGCACCTTGATGTCTACTTGATCCGCCATATGCGTACTCCTTGCTGCCCACGCTCTTCCACCTGACGCACCACCAACGTGACCTTCCACTTGTCAGTGAAGTATCGCGTGCTGTAGCGCACATCATGGTAGGTGACATCAGGGATGAACTTGCTGTCACCTACCTTAGCGTGACGCAGACCATACCTGTCTACTTCACGCTTCCTGCATCCGTTGCCCCATACAGGCTGGACAATTGGCACACCTTGCTGCCAAGTCATATGCCTAGCTCCTTCCGCTTGATCTTGCGTATTGTGCTCCATCTGTGTAGTCCTTCCTTCAACGGACCCCATTGTCCTACGTAGTCAGGCTGCGAGATTGCAGCATCAGCAGGGATGATGAGTGGTGTACTGGTGGTGCCAACACACTTCTCAACACCTAGCGCGCTCTCTTCGTACACGTTCGACACGATGTTGATAGGTGTCTCTGCGTGCTTCATCATGACACGCAACGCTTGTACTGCCTGGTCCTTACGCACGAGAGCAATGAGTGCGTCATGAATGTTCAGTACAATGGCTGCATGTGACGGCCACTTGGGATCGTCATGTGACTTGTAGATGACACGTGACACGTGATCGCCTAGCGTAGACTGCGGATAGAACGCAACGATACTGTCAAGCGTTTCGGGCGTTGGCTCCTCAAGTTGCAGGTATCGACGGCCATAGGCATTGAACAGTGTACGATTTCTCTTGACTTCCTCCTCCGTGTGGCGCCATCCTACTCGTAGTTCAGGAGTCGCCGCATGGTACTTCTGGAACGCATCGAGGGAGTCCATGTAAGGGAGGCCGGTTGTTAATGACAGTCTGTCAGGTTGCATCCGGTAGTTGAGGCCATGTCTGCATCGCTTGGAAATGTAACGGATCGTGGGACTGAAGTCTTCCTTCCCAACGGGAGGCGGATGCCCCTCGCTGAGATCGTAGTGATCGAAGGTGGGAACATCGTCGTACGGGATGCCGAACATCTCGGATGCGAGAGCACGGTGTGCATCGTATACACCGTCTCGACGCGCCCTCTCGAATTGTTCGATCCACTTTGCAATTCGATAGCGCCAGCCAACGATACGAGCCTCAGCCTGAGCACTGTCAAAGTAGACGAACACGTATCCTTCGTCTGCGATGAATAGCTCCTTCACGCGGCCAGGAATGTTCTGCATGTTACCTCCGGTATCCCACAGGGTGCCGGAGGATGACAGACGTCCTGGCGCTTCCTGCACGCCAATCTGTGACCACACACTACGCATGCGATGGTCAGGATCATGGCCTGCACTGACGTAGGTGCTGAAGTACTTCTGCTCCTTCGCGTACTCATTGTGCGCCTTGATGACTGCACGAGCTTCATCAGTCGTGCGATTGTGTTTGTACATCAAGTCACGGTTCTCTTTGTCCGTGCTGTGCCCTCGTCCTGTAAGCTGCAACTTTGTGAAGTACAGTTCGCTGAGTTGCTTTGGTGACTTCGGATTGGGCTTGTAGTCTGGCTCTCCTGTAGCTGCTGCAACAGCTGCATGGAAGACTTCCATACGACGATCCACATCAGCAGACACTCTAGCATGGATCTCAGCCTTTCGCTCAACGTCTACCTTGATGCCACGTATGGTCATCTGTACGAGGTGCCATTGCAGACGCATGACGTGCTCGAAGAAGAACTTGTCCAGCTTCTCTTCACGTAGCTCCTGCAACTCCTTCTCTGCGACTGCGTGTGTGATAGCGCAGTCCTTACCGTTGTACGTCCAGTACTGGTCGATGCCGCCTGTCTTCTTCCAGTCGTCTTTCTCGTCTTTGTAGTACGGATGGTTGGTGTACTGTGTCGTCAAGAAGCCTAAGTTGTGCGGCAACGTAGGGTACAGCGTGTGGTGCGCAAGCATGGTATCGAAGTAGATAGGCGAGACGAGGATTTTGTCTTTGTAGCCTAGCCATGAACAGTCGAAGTGACCATTCTGCATTACGTGCTTCACGCGTGATGTGGTCGAGTAGAGCGTTTGTACCTTCTGGCGTATTGCCAACTCTTCGCTTTGAGTAAACCAATGCCCGTCGATAGTACGGAATGGAATGCACATAGCTTCGTGTGCGGAGTTTGCGAAACCGATACATGCTGTCTCCATCTGCATGGTCTCAATGTCTGACGCAACAGGCTTGCCTTGCCGCTGCATCATGTCCAACCACTGCATCGCCTCCTTGAACGATGGGTTGATGTGCACGTTGATGAGGTGCTCAACGAACTCACCCGCCAATACCTTCTTCAGCTTCTCCGCATCCATGTTGAATGGGATGATGCTGCGAGGATCACGGATGAGCATGGCAGGATTATTCATGCAGATGAGCCGCACAGGACGGCCACCTACCATAGCATTGAGCACGCTGCCCCTGTAGTGGCTGATGCCTGTCACACCATACAGTGCTTCGAGTGCCAGGTTGCCACACACGATCACGTACTTGAGGTTGGGAAGCTGTCCAAGCTCCCACTGCAGAAGCTCACACCATGCAGCAGACTCATGCTTGCTGAGTGGCTTCTTCATCTCGTCAGCGCCGAACTGCACCTGACGTTTGCTTACGTTCGTGACGTAGCAATCATTGCGTGTGACGCCTGCGAACTTACGCAGCGATGACCAGAGCAAGCGCCCAGACGCACCAACCAGTGGGCTGCGTTGTGCAACCTCACTGGCTCCTGGTGCTTCAGCTACCACAGCAATCTCTGCCATGTAGCTGCCCTGCATTGGGCATTCGATGCGTAGGTCAGACGCAGCCGCCATACGTTCGTATTGTTCACGAAGGTCTTGCGTGCTGGTGACGTACATGACTATGCCTTCTTAGGAAACTTCCGCTTCGACACGTTGCTGAGTGATGCACTCAACGAACGCTGGTCACAGAAGATCAGCACGTTGTTACGTGCACGTGTGATGCCAGTGTAGAAGTTCTGGCGTGACAGATTGAAGAATGCAGCAGGCGCCATGACGTATGCAACACTCTTGTACTCTGAGCCCTGACACTTGTGCGTGGTCAGCGCATAGGCAAGCTCAAGGTTCTTGCGGTGATCAGCAGCGAACAACATGTTCTGTCGCCTGCTGTACTCCGTGATCTCCGGTGGCACTTCAACAAGCCTGTCACCGAAGTCGATCTCAAGCGTGCCATCGAGGCCGATAGCAACGATGCGGCCAACTTCACCGTTCAGCATCTGCTTGTTGGCAGGGCATGGGATGAAGCTGTCCCACACAGGTGTGATGTCGTCCACCCACGTCTCGAACCGCTCGTTGAACCCGCGCAGATCGTACGTGTTGACAGTGCACACAACCTTGTCATCGAGTGCGACACTGATGCGTGTCTTGTCCCAACGCTGACGTGGCAGTGAGATGGCATCACGCATTGCAGGATTGAGCATGGACTGCAACACACCATTCAGCTTCACAGTGCCGACGTCAGACTTGCGCGCTGGCGAGATGATCTGATGTTCGATGCTGCGCCACGTCTCAGGATTGACACGCACCTCGTCATACAGCTTGGCAACCATCGACACGTTGACGATGATCTTCACATCAGGGTTCTGTGCAAACATGTGACCACGATTGATTGCACGTGCTGCCTCGATGATGCCGTTGCCTTCCTCCTGTCGATACACTTGCTCAAGGAAGAAGCTGTTTGACTTAGCCAGGCATCGCTCGAACGGTGACGTGGGATCAGCAAGATCGCCGTTCTCGATTGGAGGCAGCTGCCTGATATCACCGAACATACGGATGTTGCCTGTGCCGAGAGCTTCGATCAGGTCACGATGCAGGCCAGTGCTCACCATCGCGTACTCGTCGCACAGCACCACCTTGTAATCCAGTGGGTTGTCACGTGTACGCGCAGGCTTGGTAGCTGTCAGTGCCTCGCCTGTCTCCATGTCCATGTCAGGACGATTGAACTCAAGCAGCTTGTGAATGGTGATGGCAGGATAGCCTGTTGCCTCAGTGATGCGGCGTGCAGCTTTGCCAGTAGGTGCGCACAGAGCGAACTCGACGGCACGTGCAGTCAGCTTGTCGCACACTTCCTTGATGATGGTAGTCTTGCCTGTGCCTGCCTCGCCTGTCACAGATACGAGACGCAGGTCCATGTTGATACAGGCTTCCACAGCGGCTGTCTGCTGTGCGTCCAGAATACGGGTTGTTTGCATTGACTGCGGTCCTCAACCAGCAGATACAGAAAAGGCCACACACAGACAATGGGCAAGCTGTGTGTGGCCCCTGCTACAGCGAGTAAGCTATGGCTTACTCAGCCGACGCACCCGCTTCACCTTCGGAGACGGTGTCACCCTTGGCGTCCGACACGACCTCATGCTTGTAACGCTTGAGGCCCTGACCCTGGAACGCATCGCTGTCGAGGAAGTCCACGACCTTGCGCGCATCAGACATGATCTTGACGATCTGGATCGTCGGCTCGCCAGCATCGCTGATGTTGGTCTTGTAGAAGATGTGGAAGACACGCTTCTGAGGAGCGCGGGCCTTCTTCTCGGTGGAACCTTCGGAGGCCGAAGCGGCGGCAAAACGCGGAGCCATGATGTTATCTTTCAGTTGAGAGATGAATGATTGAGGACAGTGGCATCAGCGCCACTGTCCCTATACTAGCACATGCAGGAACACATGCAAGCTTAGAGCGGCAGAACCTTGGCGATTTCTGCACGCGGCGAACCATCGAGGCCCGGCGCGACCTTCGTCTCAAGGCGGCATGCCTTCATGATGAAGTCGTTGGGATCGATGTTGTTCGACATCGGCACACCGAGCGCCGAGCAGATGCCCTTCAGACGGAACCGATCCTGCGCAGTGTCACGCACAGTCAGGCTGTTCAGCGTCAGGGTGATTTCTTCTGCATCAGTCTCGAAGTCAGCAGGAAACTGCGACTTGTTGATCTTGAACTGCAACGGCAGCGTCGGATTGCCCGAAGACTTGGAGACGCCAGGTGTTGCAGCAACACAGATAGCTTCGTACGAACCAGCAGGGAGAGCCGGAGGTGCTTCAGCGTCGGCGATGTTTGCAGAGAACTTCAGAATGTCAGACATGTTCTACTCCGTTAACGGGATTGCTTTGTAGCATACATTCGCAGTGCGTGCAACCCACTGTATATCGCACTGGCGAATACTGTGACCCACTATATCTAGCGGGTGTCTCCATCTCCACGAAGGGCGTTCCGTTGTGCCCGATCGTGCAGCTTATTGATGTTCATCTTGGCGACGTATGACAACTCATATCCAAGCTGTCGTGCACACTCGCTGACATACCACAGGAGGTCGCCAAGCTCGTACATGATCTCGATCTTGCGACCGTTGGTCAGCACAGTGTCGTCGTCACGAATAGCTTTCTTGATCTTGCCTTGTGCCTCGCCAGCCTCGCCCAGCCCGAGGAATGGGTAGATGGCGATCTTGTTACCTGCTTCGTCAACGAGATGCATCTTGTTGCTGTACAGTGCAGTGCGCTGTGCAAGTACCTGATACGCATCGAGGCCAGGTACGTTGTACACCAACTCAGGATTACTTGGGGAAGTTGATTGACTCATAGCCACCCTCCGTCCACTGTTTCCACCAGCCATCAATGCGATGACCAGTCTTGGTCTTGGGATTGTACTTCCACTCGAAGCCAGTGTCACCACCGCTCAAGTCGAACATACGTGACTTCATAGGACTGCGCAGACGCTCAGGACGCAACGCAATACGACGCTTGCCATTGATGTCGTACATGTGCCACACCTCACTGATGTCCTTGGACGTGAGGTTGGGCAGCTGTCCACCCAGCATCATGCCGACACTGAGGATCTGTCCTTCACTGTTCTTCTCTGCTGCACCTTCATGCGTGAGGAAGAACAAGTTGACGCCAAGCTCCTTCGTCAGACGCAGCAACGTGTTCATGTAGTTGACCACGATGAGGTTGCGTGCACCGTAGCCTGATGGTGTAGGGTTCAGGTCTGTCGCCTTGTACGTCAATGGAATGATGTACTTGAGTGCGGTGTCAGACACCTTCGTCAAGCTGTCGACAACAAGTGTGTTGATGTCGTGCTTGGCGATCATCTCCTTCAGCCCGAACGGGTTGGGCTTCTTGAACTCATTGCCAATGCTGAGGTCAGCAGTGGTGAGGTCAAGCTTGAGGATGTCAGGCACTGTCTTGATGGACACGTCGCCATCAGGATCGTGCAGCAGCCACAGCTTCTTGCCGGGTGCAGTGGATGCAAGCGTAGTCTTGCCACACCCTGCTTCACCCCAGATCAAGCCAGTGAGGCGCGGCTGCTCGCCTTCGTTGATCGGTGTTGGCTCGAACATCAGAGCTTTCCCCGACGATACTGTATCAGTGTCTCTGCTGCAATGAGCACGGCACAGATAGCCAGCCACATTTCGGTTGTGAACATCACTCTGCCTCCAATGGATTCCATCTGTCTGTGATCATCTCATTGTCGAACACTTGCTTGCGTTCGGCTGGTCCTACAGCACACAACGGGATGAGCGGACAGGAGCTAAAGTATCTACTGCATGAGTGGGTGTACATGGGTGCATCAGTAGGCGTGTCATACCATGTCTGGATGATGTCCCAGGTATGCTTGATCCACTTGTACCACTCAGTCAGGTTATCAACGTCACGTGTGACAGGCATGCGTGCCTGCCCATTGGTGAACATGCTTGACTTAGGCACAGGTATCTGTGTGCCCCACATCGTTGTCGTCCAGATAGGCTTACCGAGTAGCACAGATGCAGCTACACAATAGCCTGTTGGTTGGTGGTTGATGGTGAAGCCGTCGATCCACACTGTGTCGATGCGACTTCCTGTCTTGTTCTCTGCTACCTCTTCACGTGCCGATGCGAGCATGTCATGACACACACCGTCTGTCTTGCCGACAAAGCGCACAGGCACATCGAAGCCAAGCGACTCGTCAAGCAGGAGATCGAAGTGCATTTCCACACCGACGAAGCCACTGGCCTCATCGACTACAGGAATGTACCGCTTCTTCGGATACTGATCCATGTACGCAATGCCCGCACCTTCAAGGTTTGTCTGCGTGCGTTTGCGATCTGACGGATCATCATGGAAACCTGTAGTCTCCAGGATGTTGAGGCCGAAGCGCATCATGCGTGTGCTGTAGTCATCCTGCTCAAAGAACAGGTTCATCGCTTCGTCCCAACGCTCGATGCCGAACAGCGACTGCCCATGGAAGTTGATATACATGGGTATAGCCTGTGACTTCGCGTGGTATGTGTCCATGAGTTCAAACATACGCACCGCAGCGAACAGGTCATGCATGGCCTTGCCTGCTTCGAGTGGCATACGTCTGCCCATCACGTCCCAGCGTTTGCCGTGCACGTTGTGGATGATACCCCAACGAGGACACATGTTGACTGCCGTGAGTGTACTGTAGTCCACCCACGGCAGATGCTTCATGTTGTCAGGAGTCTGCTGAGGCAGCAACAATCCGCCGAGCTTCATCACCTTCATGGTATACACCACCAGCTTCGAGTTTCAGGAGGATGCGTGTGATCTTCTCAGCCGCAGCAGTGAAGCCAGTGAGGATGCCCTGTAGTACGAGTGGGTCCAGCACGGTAGCATCGAGCAACTGTGCAGGCTGCACCTCGATGCTCGTCGTTGCTTCCATATGCAGAAGGTCTGTATGATACTCGACATCCGTAATGATGCGAACAGTTGGCATTGTCAGGACCACTTCTGGTTGGGGTTGGCTTCGTTGTCTGGCTCGTACTTGTTACGCAGCTTCTCCACCACGTCACCCATACCAGACAGTGCACCTTCGTACTGCTTCATGAGTAGCACGACACGCTCCATGATCTTGCGCATGTCTGCCATCTCTTGGTGCAGGATCGTGTTGTCTTCGGCGATCTTGACGAGTGCTTTGTGTACACCCTGCTCGCCTTCCTTGCGGATGAGCGCGAGTACGTCGCGCCCTCGATTGATGTATGCCATTACATGAAACCTCTCTTGCCTTGATGCAACATGCGCATGTGCAACTGCTCAGGCGCAATGTCGATGATCCGCACAGGCTCATTCCCATGCTGGATAGTTGTCTTGCCACTCATGAGTGACCAGTGCAGTGACATGCCCATGTAGCGCACAGTCAGCACACGTGTTGGATGATCATACACCATTGCAAGTATCTCAGGATACTGTTGCAGTGTGTGATTCATCTGGATGTTGTACAGCCACAGCCTGTTGCGCTCGAAGCGATCGATCTTGTCCAGCTTCTGCG